TATGGTGGGTTTAGTCGAGGTGAATTGAATATCTTTGCAGGTGGTTCAGGCTCAGGTAAGTCATTGGTTATGATGAACATTGCACTGAGTTGGCTACACATGGGCTTAAGTGGAGTTTATATCACACTAGAATTGAGTGAAGAACTAACCTCATTAAGAACAGATGCTATGTTAACTCAAATGGGAACAAAAGCGATTCGCAAAGACATTGATACAACCGAGTTGCGAGTTAAAATGGCTGGTAAAAAATATGGTAAGTATCGTGTTAAGGGCTTGCCAGCGCAAAGCAATGTAAATGATATTAGGGCTTATTTAAAAGAAGTTCAAATACAAACTGGAATTAAAATTGATTTTGTTATGGTCGATTACTTAGATTTAGTTATGCCAGTAAGTGTTAAAGTTAATCCAAATGATCAGTTTATTAAAGACAAGTATGTAGCGGAAGAATTGCGTAACTTATCAAAAGAGTTGGGAATTCTCATGGTTACTGCCAGTCAGTTGAATCGTAGCGCAGTTGATGAGATTGAATTTGATCATAGTCACATTGCAGGTGGTATTAGTAAGATTAACACAGCAGATAATGTGTTTGGTATTTTCACAAGTCGTAGTATGCGTGAGAGGGGAATATATCAGCTTCAATGTATGAAAAGTCGTAGTTCAACTGGGGTAGGAATGAAGATTGATTTAGAGTATGATATTGAAACTATGAGAATTAGTGACCCTGATCCAGACAGTGATAATACATATTATAATACTAATAAGCCCCCTCAAGATAGTCCCAACGATATTATGTCTAGACTTAAGACTACTTCATCGGTTATAGATCAATCGACAGGTGAAATTTTAGAACCTATTGTTAAAAAAGTCATAGTAAATGCAGAAGGTGCCAAACTTAACTCAATGTTAAAACATTTAAAGAACAATTAATCCAAAATGAATAAATACTAATAGGAACCTCACTATATGCAAAAACAAACTCGCAGCCTATTAGAAGAACTAGAAGCTATCGGCAACAATCGTGATACTACTCACTTGATTGAAAGTCGTGGGCATAATATCATTACCAGTGCGATTAATCTCATAGAAATGATTAATCGTCATTATTCCCCTGAACAAGCGGCTATTCTAGAGAGAAAATTGTTAGGTGCTATAAAAAGTAGAGACCAAACTAAGTTTTCGAAATCTCTAAAGAAAAAGCCATGAAAATAAACGAATTCAACGATAAAAAAAGAATAGATGAGCTAGACCTAGGTAACTTAATGAATAAATTGAGGGGTCGTCCCACAATGACTTCGGCCGATAAGAGGGCCAAAGATATCTTTATAAAAGGCTTCTTAAGTAAAGTAGTAGGTGGTTTGGATAGCGCAATAAAAAGCACCTTAGTATCAACTACTGCAACAGCACCTGCAACAGCACCTGCAACAGCCTCGCCCGCTCCCGGTGCAAATGCATTTGGTCAAATGACTACCCAATTACAACCCAAAGCGGCGCCAAAAACATCAAGTACCGGCGGAACTACACAACAAACTCCTACCGGGCAAACTCATACTGCCAAAGCAGCACCAATAAAACCTGTACCCTCACCCGGTGCGAATGCATTTGGTCAAATGACCACCCAATTACAACCCAAAAATAAGGCGCCTCTACCTATAAAATCAAGCACTGGTGGAAACATACAAAAAACTAGAACCGGATTAAAGCATACCTTTGAGGACGATCAATATAGTAAATTAAATGCAATTTTTGAAGGAATAATTAGTTTAGATGAAGTCTCTACTCAACAAAGCATTAGTCAATATGTAATGAATTTTACTAATAAATATTTAGGCGATAACCCAAATTTTAAACCATACCAAGCCAATATTCAGCAATTAGCACAAAGAGTAGAAAAAGAGTACTCTAGAGATCGAGGAAATAAGGCTCTTACTGATTTGGCAAATTTAGTTTATTCTATGGCACAGACTGTGCCTCGTGATTCTACTAGTTCTAACACTACAAGCACTGTAACAAATCAACCGCAAGCGCAAACTCCTCAAGCATTACAAGCTAATCAAACACTTAAAAATTTATTGGCTAATGCCACTGTACAACAAAAAGCACAAATTATACAATTTTTAAACAAAGCAAACAATCCATGAATCTAACCGAGTCATTAGCTCAACTTAGGAATACAGTAGAGAATTTTTCTGCAACCAAAGAACCGTTAAGAGAAGCTAAAGGTCATTTAGATCATCCAGAAGATTTAATATTTTTAGAAGGACCAGTTGGTGCTAAACGGGCGGTAGATGCTATTGTAGCCACCGTTAAAAATCCAAAAACAGTTACTATTAAATGGGACGGATATCCTGCTTTAATATTTGGTCGTGGATCTGATGGTAAATTTAGCATCATGGACAAGCACATGTTTAACAAAAAAGATGGTTCAGGCCGTTTAGTGCATAGCCCAGAAGAATTTGTACAGTATGACCAAGCTAGGGGAGTAGATCGATCACAACTACACGCTCTTATCGCTGAGATATGGCCTGGCTTAGAAAAAGCATCTTCAGGTTCAAAAGGATATTATTGGGGAGACTTGCTATTCAGTCAACCCCTAGCAATAAAAAATGGGGTATATCAATTTAGAGCTAATCCAAATGGCATAACTTATACCGTAGATCCTGAAAGTGATGTTGGTAAATTAATGACGGACAAAGTAGCTGGTATAGCAGTACATCAACAAATACCTGCTGATGCTATGAGTACTGATCAAGCTCAAACTCTGCAGGGGACTATAGGTAATTTAAAGAACAATAGTGATGTAGCAATCGTGCCCAGCGCAATGCCAAATGCACCCGCTATCAAGTTAGACAATAAATTAGTAAATCAAGCAAATAAAGCTATAACTCAATCGGGAAATGCAGTTGAACAACTAATGAATACTGCCCCTCAAGCTAGAAATACATTTAACGGGTTATTTACTACTTACATAAACAAGAAAATTGTAGCAGGTGATCTTAACAACTTAGTAGATGATTTTATGGATTATGTAGCCAGTAGACCAATGACTGATACTATGCGTAATAAAATAATGACACATCTACAAAACAATACTGAGGGTATAATAGGCGCATTTACTATTTGGATAGCACTATACCAACTTAAAATGAGTATAGTACAACAATTAAACACTGCTGCTGAAACAAGCCCTGTACAGGGATACTTACAAGATGGCACTCAAACACAAGAGGGTTTTGTAGCACAGGGTTTAAAATTTATTGATAGAATGGGTTTCAGTAGACAAAATTTAGCGGGTAGATAGCCCAAAACCATGTTTTTTTGTACCTAGCATAAATAATAGTAGAGCTACAGGCTCATAAACTTAAAGGAATTTTATCATGGCACAATTTACAAGAACAAACGGTGATGCACAACCAGTATTCGCAACCGACGTACTAAACGGTTCACTACCACCAAGCACAGCCGCAAATGGCACCACTACCAACTTCATGGGCCCAGGAATGCAGTTTTTTGGCATGGACCTAGGTGCTGCTCCAACTTCACAGTTAGGTGTTAGTGGCGCAATCTCAGCAGTATTACAGTGTATCGCACAATCCGCTACTGTAATGATCTATTCAGTTGCAGCTACATCAAATGTAACTAATATGTCAGTTGCTTCATATCCATTAGATGGTTGGACAGCAGCCGATCTACAAGCAGCAATACGCGCACTAGGTACAGTAAACGGTTACGATCTATCAGGTGCAACAGTTACAAACGTAGGTTTCCGCCTAGCGTCTACAGCAACATCAGCATCATAATATTTTATCATGCACTAAAAACCCTGGGTTTATTCTCAGGGTTTTTTTACCTCTATAAATATAGCAATGAGTTTTACAATAAGTTGCTATTCACTTTTCGATATTACCCAAACAGGTGTTCTTAATAGACATAAACCTGTCATGGATATGGACCACGCCGACTGGATCGTGAAAAGAAATACCCAATGTAATTTTGATACTGTGCTACAAGCTATCTCTTTAAGATCACAACCTGAAATATTAAATTTACCCAAACTAACTAAGATTAGATTTGATGACTTCACCAATTTTGGTTTCTTATTTGAACAACAAGAAAATGAAGAATATAACTGTTGGACTTTTGATTTTAGCGTACAACATCCCAGTGTGTTTGATAATGGTATTGATGAATTAGGTGCCCTTTATGCAGACTGTGATAGAACACCCATGATCAAGTGTGGTACAGAATGGGAAAAATTACCCACATTCTTAGACTCATCTCCCGAATTAAGAAACATTTATTTTAAGGTATTGAATGATGATAACTGATAGTATTGAACGCACCCTCTTACAAATGATAAATTCCAACGATATAAAGAAACTACAGAGTTTTCTTATAACAGAAGAAGCTGGTAAATATCATTTATTCAATGATTATGTAATTGAAAAACAAAGTGATGATACTGTTTTGGTGTCAGTAAATAGACAATCAGTATCACAAATATTCTCTAATATTAAAAATGCTGTGGCTTGGTGTATTTGTAATAAAAGAAATAAATACTATGAAGCTACCCGAATTGTAGAACTAGATAGAAGATTGATAGGGTTAGAAATGGACATAAAAATACATAAAAAGTTATTTTTAAAATCCAAAGAAGAAGAAATGAAATTGCTTTATTTTGACAAATTAACTGAAGATAAACTTAAGAAAACACATTTAACCGAACACTTGAACTCTTATATTTTAGAATCTACAAGATGGCAAAGAAAGCGTTTTGAGCAAATACAAAACATTAAACAAAAAGATAAATACTAGATATTAGTCTTGGAATATAACTATGAAACTAACTGATCTTGATAACAAACCCGTAACTGTTGCTGCTAAAGCACTTAAAGAGCATTATGGCGTACCAATGAACATCGAAAGAATGCCCTATGGTAAAGCTAAAGCTATGCTACAAAAAGTTCGTGGCTTAATCGCAGAAACAAAGCAAACACGCAACTTCTATGAAAGCCAAAATAATCCAAATTATTTAAAAATGGTATTCATGGAGCAAGCACTATCAAAGCATATTGCTCAATTTAGCTTTAAGCAACCAAGAATTGTGGTTGAAAACGAAGAAGTTGAAAAATCACAAGTTATCTTGGCCGCTCAGGATATGGTTGATTCTATTCAGAAAATGTTAGAAGATACTAGTGAAATGCTAGTCAAAGAACTTCCCGCACTAGTAAATGGTGTTCAGGCAGAGATTGGCGTTAATGAAAGCGAACAGTTTAACTCACAAACTAGCGAAGCTTTAACTTCACTTCAGGCGGCTCTTAACCAAGCTAAATCATCACTACAATCTGCACTTAATGAAATAACAGGTCAAGGCGGTGGCGCTGAGGCTTTTGGTGGGCAACCAAGCGAGCCAACAGATGTTAATGTTGATATTAATGCTGAAATGCCTCCAGAAGGTGGTCCTCCTGATATGGCAGCACCTGAAATGCCTGATCCAACTCCTGAAGAACCAGAAGAAGAGCCTGTTCCAGGCGCTGGCCGCACTAGACGATAAAATGCGTTTATACGAATTCGAAAGTAGTCCCTTGGATGTTAGGCTAGTAGCTACTACTGCTCAACTGAAAAGTGATATTGACTCTAACAAGAAAAAGGGCGATTGGACTACTGAAGAACTATTGCAATTCTACAAGAACAATGATATAATTGTAGATAAGTCAGATTTATACGATATGATTAAAAGACCGCCCCTGAATAAGTACATTAGTAACATTCAGGGTGATAAGGTAATTTTTAAAGGGCAAGCGGATGATGCAGTAGCGCCTGATGAAAAAGATAAAAATCAAGAAATCGTAAAGTCAATGGCTAACAAAGCAATGAAGAATTAATGATAACTATCACCGAACTAGCCGCAAACAAAGTCAAACAAAATATAGAACGAAGAGGTAAAGGATTGGGTATCCAAATTGGTGTAAAAACTACTGGATGTTCTGGTCTTGCTTATGTTTTAGAATATGTAGATACACCGCCCATTACTAGAGATTGGATAACATACGAACGCTATGGACTTACTATATGGGTCAAGGGTAGCAATATGCCATATATTAATGGGCTACAAATGGATTGGGTTCGCAATGGACTCAATGAAGGTTTTGAATTCGTCAATCCCAATGAAAAAGATCGTTGCGGCTGCGGCGAGTCATTTAGAGTATAAATCTTGTTAAATCTTAAATTCAATTATAAACCTATTCCCAAAGAAACGATTGGTGGTAAGCGACTATATGCTACCCCAGATGGACAAAAGCTTCCTTCAGTCACGACCATATTAGATGCTACTAAAAGTGACGAAAGTAAAAAGGCGTTACAAAATTGGCGTAATGCAGTAGGGCATGATAAAGCACAAGCGATTACTACAGAAGCAGCTAATCGTGGTACCCGTATGCATACTTATTTAGAAAATTACATCAAGACGGGCGAGTTAAAAGATCGAGGCACTAATCCCTTTTCTTGGCCCAGTCATGCTATGGCTCAAGTTGTAATCAATGAAGGCTTAAAAAATGTAAATGAATTTTGGGGAATTGAAATCCCTCTATATTTCCCTTCAATCTATGCAGGAACTACAGATGGAGTGGGTATTCATTTAGGTAATGAAAGTATCCTTGACTACAAGCAAACCAATAAGCCTAAAAAACGCGAATGGATCGATGATTATTTCACACAGTTATGTGCATATGCTGAAGCACACAATGAATTATATGGAACTAAAATTTCCAAGGGCGTAGTTCTAATGTGTGTTAAGCCCGAAATCGACGCTAATAATCAAATCATCACGCAACCACAATATCAAGAATTCATATTAGAAGGTGTTGAATTTCAAAAATACCGTGATATTTGGTGGAAAAGAGTAGAGCGATATTACCAACAATTTTTATAACTTTCCTATGATAAATAAGTGTAATTATCTCAGAGATTACACTTATGTCTATCATTCAAATCAGCAAAATACAGCAGCGAGCAGGAAACCTAGTTGATCTTCCACAGCTAGATAATGCTCAACTTGGTTGGGCTACCGATGCAAGAAGATTATTTATTGGTAGAGTTAGTGCTCCTTATGTTGATGAAAATGTAGAAGTAATAACTTCTTACTCTAATATCAGCTTTAGTCAAATAGTTGGTTCATATGGTGCCAATGTTAATTTTACCAATGCAGAAAATGGTCAAATACTAGGTATAGAAACTATTGGATCAGATACTTATGTGGTTAACAAGGGTGGAAACGC